GAATAGCTTTCTTGCTCGCTGAATGGAACATGATTAAAATCATAAATCCAGAAGAAATCGAGCCGCATAACATGAAAGTAGAAATAGTAAAACATGCAGATGTCGACAAGTTTACGAAAGTCAAAAAATTCCACACAAGCAACTTAATAAATTCATTCGAATAACAAAAACCCGGATTAAAAAATCCGGGTTTATAAATATAGAAGCAACTGTAAAAGGTAAACTATGAAAATATTATGCGGTGATGAATTTAAAACTTTCCAGGGCTTTAAGAAAAAGCTCGCAAAAACTGTACTTATCGAATTTGATAACACTACATTAAAATGCTCCATTGACCATAAGTTAAAGACAGAAAAAGGATTTGTCGAAGCAAATGATTTGTTTATCGGTCAAGAAATTGAAAATACGGAATTCGGTAAAAGTATTGTAAAGAATATTACAGAATTAAACGATGTACAGACAGTTATTACTCCCGTAGAAGTTGAAGGAAAAGAATATTCAACTCCAAACGGTTTGATAAATCATAACTGTAGTTTCATCGGTTCTTCTCAGACACTTATCGACCCTAATGTTCTTAGTGATTTGATGCAAAAAGAACCAGTAGATTATCTCTACGATTTAGACATGTGCATTTATGAAAAACCAATTCCTGGTGCACTCTATGTTATGGGTGTTGACTGTGCGACCGGTGTTGGCGGCGACTATGCTGCTATTCAGGTTATTAAAATTAACGGAAGAACTGATATGGAATTGGTTTGTACCTACATGTCAAATACAGTTACTCCTGGAAAATTCGCACGCATTATTGACCAGACTTCCAAGATGTATAACAACGCCTATTACATTCTTGAAAACAATGACGTTGGTCGTCAGGTTTCTGAAGAACTCTGGTATGTTCTCGAAAATACGAATTTGATTAACACCGACAAGCATGGCCTCGGAACTCGTGCTGATAAGAAATCCAAACTTGACGCATGTATGGAAACGAAGCGTCTTATCGACTCTCGAATCCTTAAAGTATATGACGCCAATACGATTGCTCAGCTTTCCCGTTTCGAAGAAGTTTCCCCGAACGTTTTCAAGGGTGCAAAGGGAACTCATGATGACCTTGTTTCCAGTCTCTATTGGGGTGTTTATGCGACCTTACAGCCGGAAATTGATCTTGACAGTTGTAAGACAGTTCAGCTTATAGATAATGGTGATAAGACTATTGATATGATGGTTGAAGAAACCTCTCATGATGATAACGATAATTGGTTATGGAGTGAATTTAAATAATGAATCCGTCACAATACTCATACGACAAATATAATTACTGGAATATTCCTTTGAACGAATTGCCGACAAGGGGTTTATTCTACAATAAAGACGCCGTTATAAAAATGAGAAGCATGTCAGTTCTCGACGTTAAGTTTTTATCGACATATCGTCCAGAACTTGCTACTGAAATTTGTAATGAACTTCTATTTAAATGTTCTTACCTTGAAAACATTAAGCTGGAAGATCTTTATCTTCCAGACCGTATCTATCTTATTTTCTGGATTAGAAACAATAGCTTTACTAACGGAAGCAGTTATGTTTTTGACATCAAAGAATGTCCATCTTGTAATCAATCTTATAAGGCCGAAATACGTTTGTCGGATTTTAACATAAAGTATCTTGAAAATAAGTTTATTGACAAGATTCATCTCGACGATTATAATGTAGAATTGCCGATTACTATTCCTAAATTTAAGGATTCGTTATATAAGCCAAAGACATATATTGAAGAAATGGCTCTATGGATTAATCTCGATATTCCATACGAACAAAAATGCAATTTCGTAGAAAATATGTCTGGTTTGGATTCTGATAATCTTTATAATGTAATTAAGCATAATTTCTGTGGTTTTGACGAAAATTTCCAAATTCATTGTCCACATTGTGGCGGAACTATTCCTGTAAAAGTTTCATTGACAGATGATAATCTTTTCACGCATGTAACGCTTCCAAGTATTCTTGAACGTATCGCACGTATTTGTAAATATGCTCATCTTCAGATTACCAATGACTGGTCATGGCCAGAAGTTGAAGTCTTGGAAAAAGTTATTAACAAGATTTACAAGGAAGAAGAAGCTGAAATGAATAAAAATAACCAGACTCTTTCAAATAGCGGTATTCCGAACGCTGGAATGATGCCTCATGGTATGATTCCGCGTTAAAAATTCAGAAGAAATACAAGAAATGTAAAAATTTTTTTACAATTAAAGCTATATTTTAAATGTTAAAATACAATATTAATATTGTATTTTAATTTTATTTTTGCAGAGGAAATATGAAAGAACAACAGGAAGGTTATATATCAAATGAATATCTGCGAGATTTGATTATACGATACAATAGAAAAAATATTGACGATACCGGAAACTGGTGTGGTCCCTATCGCAGTAAGTTAAATAATAAGTACGCTAAGGCTAAAGAAGAACGACCGATTATCATGCAGAAACTTGAATCAGGTCAGCTTTCAGAAAAAGAAGAAAAAGAACTTAAAAAGAAACTTAGCAAGTTGATGACAGAAGAACAGTATCAGGCGAGTCTTAACTTTATCACGAAGAAAGAAAAGTACATTCCGGAATTGCGTGAAATGTACATGAAGTTGAGTCCTGAAGAACGTCGTCATTACAATTACGAACTTGACATGATTAAGAAAGAAATTTGTGAAGCGTTTATGAAGGTCATTAACGGTCGTATTATTTCTTTTAAGCTCGTAACTACTAAGGACCGCGAAGATATTGAAGACATCCGTCAAGAATGCTTAATGACTCTTTTCACCTACATAAATAGATATGATGAAGATAGAGATACGAGTGCATTTGCTTTCGTAACACAGCTTATCAGTAATGCTATTATTCTCTATATTAATCAGCTTAATGAACGAAAAGAAAAAGAAATCCCGGGTCTTGATTTTTATGAAAATCTTAACACGGTCGATGATTATAGAGGTGAAGAAGAATAATGTTAAATGCTCATACTGAAAACTCAGATGGAAAAAACATTGCCTTAATTTTTTGTAAAGATAATTCTGGTTGTAGCCATGTAAGGCTCAGATATAATTGTGAATACATTAATGGTCATAATATGGGAGTATATCCTGTAGTTCTGCCGTTCCCGACATTTGACCCAGGTTATCTCGCTCGTGCAAAGGCTCTTGTTTTCCAGCGACCGATTAATCCGGTTGATATTCAGGTTATCACTCGTTATAAGGAATTGCAATCGCGATTCAATTATAAGATTGTTGCTGAATTCGATGACCTTGTATTCCTTACTGGTGAAGGAAAGGATGATGCTGTTCCGTCTTATAATCCGGGTCATGAAGGTTTCATGTCCAATATCGGTCAGATTATGGATGTCATGAAAACTGTGCTTCCTATGGTTGACCAGGTTATTTGTTCTACTCCGTATTTAAAGAAGATGGTTGAAAAGGTTTTTGGACATAGCAACGTTAAGGTTGTTAAGAATGTTGTCCCGCGTTATCTCTGGAACTTTGAACGCAAGAAACCCATTACTGAAGATCTTAAAAAGCCGGTAGTAGTTTATTCCGGAAGTCCTACTCATTTCCGTACTCCTATTCCTACCCTTAAGCCGGGTCAGAATCCGAACTTCCCGAACGGACATCCTGGCCAGCCTGGCGACAAGGGTGACTGGAATACAGCACTTACCGATTGGGTAATTAAAAACGTCAAGGAAGACAAAATTGATTTCGTCATTATTGGTTCATTGCCGTTCTTCTTTGAACCGATTAAGAATAAGATTACGTATGTTCCGTGGTCTGACTCGCATACCTTCCCAAGGAAGTTCATGGAAGTACATGCCGATTTCAGTATTGCTTCCATAGTTGACAACCCGTTCAACAAGTGTAAGTCTTCTTTGAGATTTACAGAAGCTTGTGCATGTGGATGTGTATTTATCGGCGATATTTTCAAGAATAACGACGATAGTCCGTATCGCGAGATTCATAATGAATGTAAGTTCTATGATACTTCCAGTGTCGAAGAGATAGATACGATGTTCTGGAAACTCTGCAAAAAAGATAAGTATAACGAGGTTCTTAATTGGCAGTATGATTTCATCAATAACAGCGAATGCTGGTTGGAATCCGACGGTCACATTAACGAAATGCTTTGCATTTTCGATAGTAAGTCCCCGAATATTATTTAAAAATCCAGAAAAAATCTATCACTGTATGGCTAATGTTTTTTAACATTAGCTATATTTATTTGCAAAATTAAAAAGGAATATTCTATGAGATTAACACTTTCAAACGGCCGAACTTTTATCATCAAGGTTCGTTATCGTACAGAAGACAAAGCAAAAATCCAGGAAGACGAGTATCACCGCAAGGTTACTACTATTTGGAAGGAACACAATACCGTCGTTGCTATCGACGAAATGAAAGATCGTGTAAATACAGCCTGTGTATATAAGGGTTATGCTTATTGTTCTTATAAGGACAACTTCAGCAAAAAGACCGGTCGTGAAATTGCCTATTACAATGCAGTTACGGCAATGTTGCGTGATGGTGTAATTACTGAAGAAGAAAGTTACGAAATGGATAATTTCGCATTGAATACCTGGGTCCAGGACAATACTAAAAAAGAAGAAACTACAACAGAAGATACCCAAAAGGAGTAATAAATAATGAGCGATATTAAGTTCAAAGCAGTAATGACAAAGTTTCAGCCGATTATCAAGAAGGAAGCAGTTATCGTTTCTTTCCAGCTTAAGGTTACGGAAGATTCATCAATTCGTACATTCCCACAGCAGTTCCGTGGTCAGATTGACTTGATGAGCCTCTTCGCTTCCAATGCTACACAGGATGTCTGGCTCAAGGCTTCTATTCCGCTCGCTGATTATCGTATGAAGTACGAAATGACTTTTGACCAGTATGTTTTCGATGCTCGTCTCGACCATATCGATACTACTCGTAAGGAAGCCAAGGATGGTACTTGGTCTACTGAATATAATCTTTCCTTTATCAAGGAACTTGATAAGGATCTCGATACCAACCTCAGTTCTCTTCTGAAGTATAAGGCTATCGACCCGGAAACCGGTAAGAAGGTTACAGTTCAGTTTGATACTACGCTTGTCGAAAAGAATTAATAAGAGGAAAATAAATGTCAAAGGAAATGAAATTCGATACAGAAGCACGTGAAAAGCTTCTGAATGGTATTAGTAAGTTGACCAAGGCCGTTGCTACTACGCTCGGTCCTGCTGGTCGAAACGTTATGATTGCAACTGGTGCTCGTCCGGTTGTGACTAAGGACGGTGTGTCTGTTGCTCGTTCTATTGACTTGCCGGATCCGTTCGAAAATCAGGGCGCACAGCTCGTTAAGGACGTTGCATCCAAGACCAATGAGATTGCCGGAGATGGCACGACAACTTCATCCATTCTTTCGCTCGCAATCGCTCGTGAAGGCCTTAAAAACGTTACCGCTGGTGCAAACCCGATTGAACTTAAAAAGGGCATGGACGTAGCCGTAGACGCGATTATTAATGAAGTCGAAAAGAATGCCATCAAGGTCACTGACAAGAAGGCTATTGCTCAGGTCGGTACCATTTCCGCTAACGGTGATGAAGAAATTGGTAATCTTCTTGCTGACGCTATGGAAAAGGTCGGAAACGATGGTGTTATTACTATTGAAGAATCTCGTACCGCTGACACAGTTCTCGATGTTGTTGAAGGTATGCAGTTCGGTAACGGCTATCTTTCTCCGTATTTCTCCACAGAAGAAAATATGTCCTGTGTTCTTGAAAATCCGGTTATCCTTATGTACGGCCACAAGATTTCTACCATGAAGGAACTCGTTCCGACTCTCGAATTCTGTGCCCAGAACAACAAGCCACTTCTCATTATTGCTGAAGATGTTGACGGTGAAGCTCTTGCAGCTCTCGTTATCAATAAGATGCGTGGAACTATCAAGGTTGCTGCTGTTAAGGCTCCTGGTTATGGTGATTCCCGTATTAACAACCTTAAGGATATTGCAGTTCTTACTGGCGGTACCTTGGTTAGCGATGAAATCGGTGTTA